TTGTCCACGTTTCAAATGTTCTGTCTCCAGCAACATATAAAGTACGACCTCTAAATGGTATCGGTGTTTCCGCAACCGTCATTCCAGGTAGACTACTAGAAGAACATAAGAAACTCATATTCTCCGTTTCACCACCAAGGGATGCAAATCCCGGAAAAGGCATTACCACTCTGAATTGGTTAGCACGAGCGCCGCCGCCTCTTAACTTACTTTTAAAGTCATTTATATTTGGCATTGTTTATCTCCTTACGCTCCCACTACTTCTTCAAAAGCAACGCCTGTTCGAGTTGCTACGAATTGTAGGGTTATAAAATTAATTGACCTATTTGGTTTAACATAAATGTCAGCTCTAAATTCATTTCGGTCAACAACGTCACCAGGATTATTCGTTTCATCACATACTACTATAAAGTCTGTGACCCCACGTCTACCTTGGACATCTCTTAAAAAAGGTTCAATCATATTTCTAAATTGTGCTCTAGTGAACTCATCATTGAATTCGAATAGTTGAAATTTAGAAGCTGTTGATATTGCCTTCTCTAATGTAATGAATAGTCGTCTAACATTAATTCTATCAAATGCACTCGGCGTAGATAGTCCAGTTTTATCTCCAAACAAGACTGTGCCTTGTCCAGGGAAAGTTGTAACCGGATTTACTCTAGCTCTGTATAATATATCACGTTCCGTTTTTGATGGATTAAAAGCAAGTTTAACTGCGCCTCTAATTACTCCTCTGCTAAAACCAGCAGGTGAGAACCAAGAGTCGTGTGTTAAGTCTGTTCTTGCAGCACATCCAGCAGTATCGCCATTTAATGGAACCCAACGGAATACATCATTATACTTGTCATAAGTATATTTGTATCCACTATCAAAAACTACATAACTTGAACTTCTAACAGCGTCAAAGAAACCTTTAACGTTAGCTGTTTGAGTAGTTGAGCTTGCAATATTAACAACGTCACTTCTTTCTGGACTTGCAAAAGCAACAGCGTCTTTTCTATTTTCAGCAATAGTAATTAGGTTATCTACGTGAGTAGCATCCCCTTTACCAGCGATTAATAGATTAACGTCCATTGTTTCAGCGTCTTGCATTAATTCATAAGCAGATTTTAATTGAGCAGTAGTAATTGTTGAACCGTTTGCGCCAGCTGATAAATTAGCTTCGTGCAATTCAGTCACTGCTGTAAATGTAGTACCTGTTCCGCCTACACCCCAATTTGATCCACTTGTTATATGATCCATCCAATAAATGTAATCAGATTTGTTATAAATAACATTTGGATAGTAATTATCATCACCTTGTGGAGTTTTTCCGTCCGAAGCTTTTGATACTGAATCATAAACTTCTAAAACTTCTCCAGTTTTACCTGTAATATCTCCATCATTATCTATCACAACAATATGTAATTCATCATTGCTTCCGCCCCTATCAGAAACATAACTTGATGTTCCTGGAGCACCTGCAACTAAATCATAATATCTCCATCTACGTCTAACGTTTACGCTGTTAGAAATAGCAGTATGTAATCCTCCTTGGTCTGAGCCATCGTGTCTTACAAAAGTAATATCCGCGCCTGAAACCGTAAGGACTCTATATTCGTATCCGCCATCTTCTCCAAAGTTTATAATATCGCCAACACTAAAACCATCACCACTTGATAAAGTTAATCCTGTGTCTCCGACAGCAATTGAGCTATCAGAAACAGTTGTTTTAGCTGTTTCTTCATAAACCGTAGAGGAAGGACAAAGGGATACTTTTAAGTTATTACCCCAAGACCCGCCTGTTCTTGCTGCCCATTCTCCTACTGAAGCTGAGCCATCTGAATAGTTGTCTTGGTAGTCTGTAGTGTTCTTAATTAAAAGACCACTTCCGCCTGCTGTAGCATTCAGCAATCCGGTGTTTGTTGCTCGTACAACTTTTAAACTATTACTGTATGCTAAAAAACTAGCAGCAGTAAAAAAGTATTCAAAGTTATTAGAATCGGGTTTTCCAAATGTGTCTACCAAATCTTTTTCAGAAGTAATAGATACCACTTCATCTACGGGACCTTTTGTAGATTGAATACCTATTGCACCAATAGATGTTGCAACAGCTGGTATTACATTTGTTAAATCTTTTTCCTTTACGAGAACGCCTGGTGAAACTTGAAATGCCATATATATGTTCTCCTCTTATTATTCCTTATTAGCTAATAAGTATCAATTATCTCTACTCTTATTTATCAAAATGTTAACCTAGACCTTTATCTACTCGTACAGGATGCCATACTTCACCCTTATCATCTTGGATAATTTCTTCATCTAATCCATCATCTTTAAATCCAAAAGGTGCCATATCTTGTTCAATTGCATTTCTTTGTTCTTCATATAGTCTTGCTCTAACATCTTGGTCAGTTAATTCTTTGAAATATCTTTGATTTGATAACCACGCAAAGATAATAAGACAGGCAACCAAATCATCATTTGCACCTTCTTCAGCTTGAAAGTGTTGTCCTTTTCTAATAAAAGTTGATAATTCTTCTATCATATTGAAATCTTGTATAGACATTTTATCACTCTCAATTAAAGTCTTTAAGTTAGCACACCCTACTCTCTTAACTTGTTTGGTCATACGAACTCCCAGTTGAGTTCCTCTTTTTGAAAATCCTGCACCCAATATCTGACCTGCACGGCCTTTCATTTGACACATTAAAAGATTTGTATATTCTAATTCAAATTGCAATGCGTCTGCAACCTGTCCTCCAATATCATTTACTTCTACACATATATGAGCACTATTATAAGCTTTCGCAACCTTTTCAATTGTGTGTGGAAACAATAAAGGTTTTATTTCGTTATCTTTAAATTTTGCTACAATATTATATGGCATTGTAGTGACATCAAATAAAACAAATGCTGAGTAATCTCTTATTGAACCACGAGCAACATCAACGGTCATTATATAATCGTGGTTTGCTATAGGTTTTGTATAAACATCTAAACCTGCGTTTGAAGTTATTGGGGTTACGTGAGATAATATTTTAAGTTTAGAAGGATTAATTAAAGTATCAATTGAACCTACAAACTCACATTCAAATTCTGAAGCGAATTGTGCCTCGGAAGTATTTCTTATAGTTTCTTCTCTCCATTTATCATCTCTTCCTGGTACTTCACTCCAATGTACATCAATAGGAACATAATCACTTCTTTTATGTATTGAATCATTCCACATTTTATAAAACATATTCATTCCGTGTGGTGTAGATACAATAATTACTTTGGATTTTTTACCAGAAGATATTGTAGGATAAACTGAACTAAAAAATTGGTCAGCAATGTTTGCTGGTATGAAAGCAAACTCATCTAGGAAAATAATATTATATGATCCGCCCCGAATTGCACTTGAAGATGTGGCAGCTGCGAGTATTTTACTATTGTTTTCTAATTCTAAAGAACCTTTATTCCAATTCAATACCCCTTGTTGTAAAAATGGAGGTAAATTTTCATATGCTAATTGTAATCGTCCTAATAAATCTCTTGCTGTAGAAGATTTGTTAGCAAGAATTGCTACATTTACATTTGGATTAAATACTACATAATGCAAAATGTATGCTAAAATTATTGTAGATTTACCTGATTGTCTAGGCAATTTACAAATTGAAAATCTATTATTGTGGAATGTATCCACCATTTCTTTTTGAAACCCATACATATGAAAAGGTACAAGACCTTCATCAATAGAAACAATCCTTAAATACTTTTCAATAAAATATACAGGATTCTCCATACACTTTTGAATTTCTAATATTTGTTCCTGTGTAAATTCTCTTTCTACATTTGCTTTTTGTAGATTAGGATTTCCTAAATATGCTTCTCTACTATCAGGCATTAATTATAATTCCTTCTATTGCGTCATACCCTTTGAGTACAGCCGCATTAATTCTACTTGAACCTTTTTTAGTTGAGTAAAGTTTTTCTTTGTAAGGTTGTCCACCTACTCCTAACCTTGGCACCTTATTAACCTTATGTTGAATAACCTCTATAGGGTCTTCCATTTCCTCACCATTCATCAATGAAGGCCAAGGTCGCTTACTTATATAAGTTAAATTACTTATAAGAAATGTTTTTTTTAAAGGATGATTTTTTTTTGCTTTATAGACTTTCATTACTCATCTGACATAGGACTTGTAACCGCTGTTGTTGTAATAGGTTTTAATTCGTCCTGTGATTGCTCCGATACCGTTTTTAAATCTTCTTTTTTAGGTTCTTCTTTTTTCTTCGGTTTATCTTTGAGCAATTTATGTAATTCAGCTGATGATCCTATAAACAAAGCATTCTTAATTGAAGGTGCTTTGTCAGGTACATCTTTAAGTCTTTTAATTTTGCCTTGTAAGTCTTCCAACTTATCTACGGTTTCTGCAACTTGTTTAATTAGATTACCTGCAACTTCATAGGCACGTGGGTGTTGGCCTTCTTTAGCAATTTCTAATATACCATCAACAGCATCCGTTCCACGCTCTATCAAGTTATAGTAGTTTTCCCTACTATACTTGTAATCGTTATCAATGTCTTCCTTATTTTTATCTTCTACTCTCGGAACCTTTGCAGGTGGAGTAGTAGATGTTATTGTGGTTGGAACACCTAGTATCTTGTTTAGTTTGTCATCCAAATTGCTCATAATATTATTTATTAAAGTATTTAATTAT